AGCAGAATAAAATTAGATATACCTGCAAGTGATGTGGCGGCAGTAGTGCAATTAATAGAAATGAAGGGGCAGAGTTTTAAGGTGACGATAGAAGGTGATTGATAATGGCAAAGTTCACAAAGTTCATAAAAAAAACATTTTTAGATTTCTTTGATAAAAATGGAGTGGTTGTTTATAAATCTTGTGAAGTAATGAAAGTTAGCCCAAGAGCTTATTATAATAATCTTGAAAAAGACCCAAAATTTAAGCAAGCAGTTGAAGATATAAAGGAAAAATATAATGAAGAATTGGTGGTTTCAGCGAAACAAGGACTGAAAGTAAACTTAAACAGAAATAAACAAAGTGCCATTGAATATGTATTAAATAACAAAACTAATGGAGAATATTCTAACACAGTCAAAAACCAACTCACCGGTGCAGGTGGCGGACCAATCACCTATAAAGAATACTTCCCTGCTCTCGATCCAGAAACTAAAGAGGAAAAATGAGCGATATAATTCTTCCTTACCACTACAGAGAGTATGAGTGGGAAAATCCTATTGTAGAGGCCTTTTTAAAAGGTTTAGAGATATGGATGAACCAGCACCGGCGAAGTGGGAAAGATTTGCTTTGTTATTGCAGGTTTTTATTACCTTCAGCACTAAAAAGGCCGGGAACATATCAATATATCTGGCCAACCTTAAAAGAAGGGCGGGATGGCTTCTGGGAAGGTAAAGATGAAGATGGAAGAGATATCCTTCATTATTATACTCCTCCAGGGTCAATTTTAAAACCAGATAATCAGGATATGAAACTCACATTAAGAGCCGAAGGTGGAACCTCCATTATTCAGGTATTCGGCACTAATAATGAGCAGTATAACTCTCTACGGGGGAAACCGAGCAATGGGGCAGTATTAACAGAGTTTGCCTATCAAGACCCCAGAGGTTTACAAGTTATTTCACCGATGATTGTGAAAACAAAAGGGTTTTTGGTTTTTAATTCTACACCTAATGGTAGAAATCATTTTAAAGAAGGTTATTATTTAGCAAAAGCTAATCCCACTAAATGTTTTGCAATAACCCGGAATGTTAAGGACACTTATAATCATTTAGGGCAACCTCTAATTACAGAAGCACAAATAGATGAAGAACGAAAAAAGGGAAAATCAGAAGATTTCATAAATCAGGATTACTATTGCTCATTCAACCAGGGTATCGAGGGAACTTATGTAGGCAAAGAGATGCAGGCTTTAGAAAATGCAGGCCACATTACCAAAGTGCCTTATGAACGAGAATTACTGGTAGATACTTACTGGGATTTAGGGGTTACTAGTGATGCAATGGCGGTTTGGTTTGTCCAGCAGTTAGGAAATGAAGTCAGGTTTATAGATTTTGCAGAAGCAACAGCCTCAACCTTTACTTATTGGGCAGAACTATTTAAAGAAAAGGGCTATCTATTTGGCAGGCACTTTGCACCACCCGATGTTACAGTCAAAGAAATGGTTACCAGGGGAGCAATAGCAAAGACACGGTTGGAACACGCAGCGGATGTAGGAATAAAATTTGAAATAGTTGAAAGTTGCTCTTTTCAGAATAGTATAGAGGTTTTAAGAGGTCTGCTTCCGGTATGCTGGTTTGATGAGGAAAAGACACGGAAAGGCAGACAGCATTTGGAGATGTGGGGGAAGATTTGGAATGACATAATGCAAATATATACAGGGGGTGAGAGGCGAGACGAACATCATCATGCAGGGGCAGCGGCAAGGTATGCAGCTATATCAATCAGGCAGATAGGATTATACAAAAGCACCAGCAGGGGCTATGCAGATGAAGATTATGACTATGTCAAAAAGCACTCGAATAAGTATTCGGGGCTATAAAAGGGGGAACTTGCCTTATGTGTCGTGGGTAGGTTGTTAACTCAACTCAACCATGCGGGGCAAGTCTCCCTTAATAAGAAGGGGGGAAATATGGATATAGCAGAGGCATTGATAAAAACAGAAGTAGAAAAGATGCTTAATGAAAAAATAAACGAGTATATGACTAAAATTATAGATGATTTTAACACCGAAAAGCATGGAGTAGAGATAGAAGAAATAAAAATGGAAAATATACATTATGTGATAAGTATAAAGGATAAAAAGATAATATTATGAAATTAAGTAAGGAGGGGGAAGTATGAATAATTTTGTTAAGTTAGTAGATGACATTCTTGGAAATATGGAATATATTAGGCTGTTACTTAAAGAGGGACACAAATATGTTACACCGTTGAATACATTTGATTTAGTTATAAGGAAATTAAATAAGTTAAAGGTTATGTTAGATACTGATTATCTTACACCAGAACAGATTAGGGAAGCCGTGAGAAGATTAGAGAAACCGATAAATCCTGACAAAGATACTTATAGAGGTTTCACTTATACCGAAGCACCCGACAGTGAATCACCCTTCTACCGTGACAGTGTAGGGACGGAGGAACTGCATGAAGATACCCGATAAGGTAAAGGTGGCTGGACATGACTATAAAGTAGAATGGGACGATGAAAGACTATCGAATGAAGGTTTAATAGGAGAAACTGACCATAACCTTTGTATAATCTATTTATGTAGATACTTTCATTCTAAAAAAATAAGTGCAAAATCCATGATAGATGAAACATTACTACATGAAATACTTCATGCAATAGACGTGAACTATAATCATCATGCTTTAAGCGAGGAAGAGACAGTGAGGTTATCTACTGGTTTATATCAAGTATTAAAGGATAATTTTAAGTTTTAAGGAGGGTTAACCATGCCATTCAAATCAAAAGCCCAGCAACGTAAATTCGGGGCAATGTTAAGTCGTGGCGAAATAAGCAAGAAGAAATTCGATGAGTGGGCGCATGCCACCAAGAATATCAAGAAGTTACCTGAAAGAGTAAAGAAGAGTAAAAAGAAATGTAAGTAAGAAAGGGGGAAATATGAAGAAGTTACCTGGTTATATAGGATGGTGTATCACTAAATGCAGAGCTTACCAACATCACAAATCAGGTCAATATGTATTTTGGATAGTTGATTATGATATGTATGATGTTGAAAAATTACATATATTAGAAATGCGAAATAGAGGATTGTGTAAGACAAAGTATTTCAATGTAGAAAAAGAAGCATTGGAATTTTTAAAAACATTAATGTAATAAAAGGGGGAAAATCATGTACGAGAAAATATTAGACCAAGTAGAACAGTGGCTTAAAGTTTCAATGAATAAGCCAGAAAGTATTAATGAAATTATAAACGAATTAGACCTCATCATCAAAATAAAAACTATACAGGCAATGGATACTTCAAAAGAATTAATTGCTGAATCAAGAAGGATATCGAGGAATTAAATAAAACTATCGGGGGAGTAAGGAATGATGAACATTGGTAAAAAAGAAAATAGAAGAGGCAAAGACAAAGGGTAAGGCACTCGTTGAATTTGTCTTGAACCGCTACAATTACTCCAAGAATAACATGGCAGAACGCCACGCACAATGGAAGGAGTATTACGATGATTACAGAGGCACTCGTTCCGACTTGAAAGAGGACTGGCAGTCTAATTATGTAGTTACCAGCTTAAAAGAATCAGTACGCACCAAGACACCTATATATATGAATATCCTATTCCCTTCTTCTGACCCTTCTAAAGCCTTCGATATCAAGCCAGGTGAAGAAAGTGATGAGAATGCTATCCCTGCATTAAAAGATATCATTGCTTACCAGTTAGGCAATGTAGGAAAAGGTAGGGGCGGGTTATTTAATGTGGCAGAAGGTCACGTCAAACAATTCGAGATATACGGCTACTCACTTACTAAAGTCCCCTGGATAGAACAGAAGGAAAAGGGCAAGACGATATTTGAGGGACCGGACATTGAAGTATGCGACATCTTTAATGCTTTTCCTGATCCTGCCACTAAAGACGTAAACAGTAGTTGGATAGTGATAAGAAAGCCTGATGTCTTTGTATCCCATCTGAGACAGATGGAGGCACAGGGTATCTACCACAGTATTATTGACTTGAAAGACACTTCACAGCCGG